CCTCGAAGCTTCTATTCAATATCCTCTTGTTCTATACCGAGATAATAAAAACGAAACTCCAGTTGATCGCCGTAAGGTTGTCAACTATTTCCGTCCAGAAAAACAGCATGGTGAAACACAAAAGTTTCTACCCGAGTTTTATGGAACAGAAAAAGTAGGTGAAGGTTCATATCTTTATCCTCAATATATAAATGTAGACTGCATGCATAGACTATCTAAGTCAGCATTTGGTTCAGATTTGTATCACCTTAAAGCAGAAACCTATGGAAATAATATTGAGAATTGTCATGCTGAAATTATTGCATGTGGTTCAGTACCAGTATTTCATAAACACTTCTGTGATAATGTCATACATAAGATACAGGATAAGCCAGTTTCCCAATGTAAAAATACTGGCACTATTGGCCTAGATTACACAAACTTTGATGAGTGTCGTGATCTTATGGTTAAACTTAAAAACGATCCAACTATGAGAGATGATTGGCGGGAAATGGCTTTTGAATTTTGGAAGCAACATTCAGATGGTAAAGATGTTGTTGCAGAAATTATTACATTGGCCACTACTGATGATTACCAACCAGTGGGGTTAGAGGAGTTTTTCTAATGAAAACTATTTTTATTACCGGCATCGCCGGCATGATCGGGTTTCATTCTGCTCGTAAATTTAAAACACTAGGATGGGAAGTTATTGGTTGTGATAACTTCAATGATTATTATGATATTGATTTGAAAAAAGAGCGTGCTCGTATTCTTAAAGAAGAAGATATTAGAGTTATTAATTCAGATATCAGTGATACTATAAACTTTAATAATGTACTTGAGAATAGTGATGTTATGCTTCATCTTGCTGCTTATGCTAATCCGCGGCATGCTATGGAAGAGCCACAACTTTACATTGATACAAATATTACTGGTACACAAAGACTTGTTGAAGTTGCAGAACAACTAAACTTGCCAGTAGTTTATGCTTCAAGCTCATGTGTTATGCATGGTCAGCCGTTGCCTTGGAATGAGCACGATGTCCCTGGTCATCAGAACAATCCATATGGATGGTCAAAGCGAGTTAATGAATGTCAGTTTATGCATTCAAAGATTGATCGCACAATCGGTCTTCGTTTCTTTACTGTGTATGGTCCTTATGGTCGACCCGACATGGCACTATTTAAATTTACCGATGCTATTGTAAATGAAACTCCATTGACTCTATATAATTATGGAGATATGAAGCGTGACTTTACATATGTAGATGATATTGTTCAAGGCATCGTTATCGTAACTAATAGAATTACTGATAATGATAATCAATATGATGGATCAATGCATGAAATCTACAATATTGGTTATGGCGAACAAGTTCAATTGATGGACTTTGTAGAAGAGATTGAAAAGAATCTTGATCGTAAAGGCACGTATGATAAAGTTGCAGCTCATCCAGCAGATATGCCAGCTACTTGGTCAGATACTTCAAAGCTTCAAGCTCTTGGATACAAGCCAACTACTCCTATCTCTGAGGGTGTAGCTAAATTCATTGAATGGTATAAGGAATACTATAATGTTAATTAGGGTCTCAATAATGGTACAAGGAATACTATAATGTCAATTAATATCGCAATTGTTGGACACGGATATGTAGGCAAAGCTGTAGATTACGGCTTCTCTACTTCTGAAGTAGAAAAGTTTATTATTGATCCATTGTATGGAACAACAATAGATGATTTAAAACATAAAACTCGATTAGACGCAGCATTTGTATGTGTACCAACACCGTTTGGTGCTAATGGAGAAATTGATTCTTCTATTGTAGAAGATGTAGTTCAGCAGCTAGAACATTTTGCATGTCCTATTGTTATTAAATCTACAGTGACACCGGATATTGTTGATCGATTATCTATTGAAAACTCAATGGTTATATATAATCCTGAATTTTTAACTGAACATAATAATCTCAATGATTTCATCAATCCGCCTATGCATATTTTTGGTGGTAATGAAAAAATGTGCCAAAAGGTATATCATTTATACCTACTGCACAGTCAATGCAAACCTTGCCCTAGTCATTTTATGACTGCTAAAGAAGCTTCATTTGTTAAGTATGGAATCAACTCTTTCCTTGCTACAAAAGTTCTTTGGTTCAATCAGTTTAAAGATATCGTAGATGATTGGGACGGCAAGTACAATGTTATTGTCAATGCTATTGGCAATGATCCACGTATTGGCCATTCACATACTCAAGTCCCGGGTCCAGATGGCCGTAAAGGTTTTGGCGGAGCATGTTTTCCAAAAGATACAAATGCTTTTTCTACATTTGCTAAAGGCGAATTTGGTGTACTTGACGAAGTTATTAAATACAATAATAACTACAGAAAAGTTTATGATCTAGATGATCGTGAAAAAGAACAGAAAGTAAATTATGGTTGATTATAATTATGCCAGTATAGTCCCGCTTATTGGTGGTGAGACTATTGCTATGCAAAATATTTTCCAAAAAAGACCGGAGTATATTTTAAGCTATGAACTATTTCAAGCAAACGATACTCACATTGTTGAGTACTATAACAGAGAAGTTCCCTATCATCTTATTGAAGGTGATTCTTTACCTGAGGTTAATTCTGTTGATGTCATTAACACTGTTTGTCCTTGTGCTGGGCTTAGTAGTCTTAGTGTTACAAGTTCTTCTGATGCTGCTGCTAATGATTGGATGCGCACCTCTGCTCGTCATGTACTCGGTCATCTCAGGCCCAAAGTCTTTTGGGGAGAAAATGCACCACGACTTGCTTCCAAAATGGGAGAACCTATTGTGGAAGATCTTCGAAAAATCGGGAAAGAAAATGGATACACTTTTAGCATTTATAAAACAAAAAGCATCTTACATGGACTTTCTCAAGTAAGAGATCGATCATTTTATTTTTTCTGGAAAGGCAAGAAGGTACCACAATTTGAATATATAAAAAGAGAGCACGAAACTATTGAAGACACGATTCGTTCCGTGAAACGGGATCAAGCTGATCCAATGAATGTCCTTGTTAATAGTAGTGTTCCGTCACAAGATCCGTATTATCGGTATGTTCTCGAAGAAATCGAGAATGGAATTAGTCACAGCGAGTTCCAAGATAAAGTCGAAAAAAGCTATGATGTAAAACACTATATCGAAGATAATAGTGTTACATACGATAAAGTATCCCAATGGATGCTTCAAAACGGATTTGAGAAACAAGCATCTCGCTGTATGGATATGTATCATAAATTGAAGAGTGGTGGCAATATCATGAGAAGAGGCGTCAATATTCCGAAGGGTTATATTGGTGCTTTTGTTGGCGCTTATCCTATGACACTTACTCATCCAGATGAAGATCGTTTCCTTACAATTCGTGAATGTCTATCCATTATGAAACTACCTAAAGATTTTATTCTTCAAGGCGGTGTCAAAAATATCAATCATATATGTCAGAATGTACCTGTGACTACTGCGCAAGATATGGCAGATCATGTTCTTCGCTTTATTGATGGCCGATTAGATAATCGATTGATCGATACAGATTTCTTAGTACAAGATAATAAATCTCAAAGCATAGATTATAAAAAAGATGGTGTACATTTAGATGAATTTATGGTATAATTAACAAGTTAATTCAGGAGAAATATATGTCGATAATGGATAAATTAAAAAAGAATAGTAAGGTCAAAGAAACTTCTATTCTTTCTAAGTCTAAATTCTTTAATAAAAAAGATATGGTTCTAACAGATGTTCCTATGATCAATGTTGCCCTATCTGGTTCCGTGGATGGCGGACTTACACCAGGACTTACAGTCTTAGCTGGTCCATCCAAACATTTCAAAACTTCGTTCGCACTAATCATGGCAGCAGCTTATATGAAAAAATATCCAGATGCTGTCATGCTTTTTTATGATTCTGAGTTTGGCTCACCTCAAGAATATTTCAAGCAATTTAAAATTGATACCGATAGAGTTCTTCATACTCCTATTACAAATGTTGAAGAACTTAAGTTTGATATTATTGGTCAACTTGAAGGTCTAGAACGTGGTGACAAAGTAATTGTTGTAATTGATTCAATTGGTAACCTAGCATCTAAGAAAGAATTGGATGATGCTATCAATGAAAAATCAGTTGCAGATATGTCAAGAGCAAAAGCACTTAAAGGTCTATTCCGTATGACTACTCCATACTTGAATATGAAAGATATCCCTTTGATTGCAGTCAATCACACATATCAAGAAATTGGTCTATTTCCTAAAGCTATTGTTTCTGGTGGCACAGGCATTTACTATTCAGCAGATAATATCTGGATTCTTGGCCGTCAGCAAGATAAAGTTGGTACAGAAATTAAAGGCTATCACTTTGTCATTAATGTAGAAAAGTCTCGTTATGTTAAAGAAAAATCTAAGATTCCTATTAGTGTTAGTTGGGAAGGCGGAGTACAAAAGTGGTCTGGTTTGCTTGACGTTGCTCTCGAAGCTAAATATGTCGCTAAGCCATCTAATGGTTGGTATTGCCGCGTTGACCAATCGACTGGTGAATTACTTGAGCCAAAAGTACGAGAAAAACAAACTTTAGAAGAAGAGTTCTGGACACCAATCTTTAAAGATGGTTTTGGTAGTTATCTTAAACAAAAGTATTCAATTGTACAAGATGCTCCAGTTGAAAAACAACTTGAAGAGATTAGCGAAGATGCTTGAACTAAAAGATTATGAATTAGTTCCTTCTGATGAAGATGAACAAGCATGGAATGTAAGAGTGCTTACGGGCGATTTTACTGAAACTGTACTAAGGTTTGGATCAATTAGCATTAACGAAAATGCAAAGGGAGTGATGACATTTAACTTTCATGTTGTATCATCTCCTGATCCAGATCTTAGCACAGAAAATGTAGATCTTCAACAATATGCTGGAGATCTTTTAGAAGCTATTATTAGAGATGGCATGGAAACAGGTTCTGTTATTACAAAGGGAAAAGATGATGAGTAAAACATCAGAAGTTGATCGTTTAGTTATTTTAATGGAAGAGATTGCACACGCAAAATCTCAATTGCAACCGCAAGATACTGGACACATTCATACTGCAATTAATTGGTTGGAATCACGAGTAGAGCAAATTAAAGAAAAATTAAAGTGATGAAGATATTAGTCATGGGTTTGCCGGGTTCAGGCAAAACTTATTTAGCCGAAAGATTACAAAAACATTTAAAGTGTGCATGTTTTAATGCAGACAAAGTTCGTAGTATGGCTAATGATTGGGACTTCTCTCCTGAAGGAAGAGTACGACAAGCAAATCGTATGAAAACATATGCCGATTATGAAAAATCTCATAATCGGTTTGTTATCTGCGACTTTGTTTGTCCTACTAAAGAAACAAGAGTAGCTTTTAATCCTGATATCGTCATTTGGCTCAACACCATTTATAGAAGTCAATATGAAGATACAAATGATATATTTGAAAAACCCTATCTCATTGATTGGGTAATTGACAAATTTTTAAATGATGAAGAAATTCTAGAAATTGCTAAGGAACTAAAGAATGCTATTTGATTGGACAAAACCAACAGTTCAAATGCTAGGCAGATGGCAGCCGTGGCATAATGGTCATTTTGAACTATTTAAAAAAGCACATGCTATTACTGGACAAGTGTGTATTATGATTCGTACTACACCTAATGAACCGGACAATCCATTTGATATAAATGAAGTCTCTTCTAAAATTTCAATTGAATTGACAAAACAAGGGTTTACAAGTGCTGTAGATTATGTTATAATAACAGTACCAAATATAATTGATATTAGTTATGGTCGCGGTGTTGGTTATACTTTTACTGAACACGATCTTGGCGAAGATATTCATAAGATTTCTGCAACTAGCATCCGCGAACAAATGAGAAATGAGGGAACACTTGCAAGCTAACATTGAACAAACCGTTCTTCGTAATTTGCTTACAGATGAAAAGTATATGCGTAAAGTGTTGCCTTTCATTAAGCCAGATTACTTTCAAGGCGTATATAGAAATCTATTTAAAGAAGCAGGCAAGTATGTAGCAAAATATAATACACTACCAACTGCCGAAACTTTAGTAATTGAATTAGATGAAACACACAGTTTTACTGACGATCAATATCGTATGGCTATGGATATTATTCCACAACTTTACACTTGTGAAGTTATTGATCAAGATTGGCTCTTAGATGCTACTGAAAAGTGGT